ATGTCGATGACAGCTCACGTGGGCACACCCGTCAACCTCCTGCTCGAGGACGGGAGACCTGCACGGTTCTGGTGGGGCGAACGCTGGGCGGTCACCAGCGCCACGCCGGACGGGTTCGAGTACCTCGGCAACGACGTGCGCGTCGTCGGCTGGCAGGTGACCGCACAGACGGAGGACGGTAGCGACGCCGCCCGATTCGAGCTCGCCAAGGATCTGAGCGCGGGCGGCTGGGTGATCGACTCCGTCACCTACGCATGACCGAAGAGCTTCAGGTCGACAGGGACGCCCGCGATGCAGAGAACGCGCTCTGGGTTGCGCTGCGCCCGGAACCCGTCTCGCTCGCGGTGGGCGAGATCCGAACTGGCGGCGAGCTGAAGCCCACCCCGGACCGGGACGGCATCCCCGCCGTGGCGTGGGTCCATTTCGCTACGCGTGACGGTCTACGCGCTGCACGTGTGCGCTGCCGGGTGACGGCCTACAACGCGAAGGTGTGCCGAATCGACGGGCACATCAAAGGGCTGCCGTTCACCGCGCACGTGTGGGCGAACGCTGTCACCCGGGCGTGATCGAACGGGCGATGCAGTGCGATTGGCCATCACGGCCGGTGTTCTCATGAAGCCGCATGCCGCGACTACGTCGTGCTGCTCAAAGACAGCAGGACACGGGCATGGCGCGATGCGAATGGTACGCGGCGGCAGCTCGCCATCTTCACAACGCTGCTGAGGCTCTTCGACGACACCCCAAGGGATCTGTCACCTCTCTTCCGTACTACCTCCTCGACGAGAGCTAGCCCGGGCACGACGAAAAGCCCCCGGCCCGCTCCGAAGAGCGAGGCCGGGGGCCGCTATTGCTGGGTTCAGTTCGTTGCGTCGCCGCCGCGGTTCTTCCGCCACGTCTGCTCGGCGTCGTCGAATCGGTCGCTGAGCGCCTGCTGGTCCTTGTAGAGGCCGGCGACGCCCATCTCGACACGGTCGAGGCGGGTGACGGTATCCGTGACCTGCGGCTCAAGACGCTTCTGGCTGTCCTCGATGCGGTCGAGCTGCTCCCGCAGATTCATGTGCCCGTGGTCATTGACTACCTGCTGGGAGAGCTGGTCGAGGATCGGGTCGTTCTTCTCGAGGAACGGGACGAGCTCGGTGAGTGCATCGACGAGGCCGACGAGGCGCTGGACGAATCCCCAGATAGGCGGGAGCGCGCGGATGCATGTGGCGATCGCGCCGAGCACCGCGGCGGCGACGAGGGTCCACTGTAGCCAATGCGGGACCGCACTGAACGGCGCGTCCACGCGCTCAGCTCTGCGCTGTCGGCGCGGTCCCCGCCGTCTGCACGACGACGGGAAGGCCCGGGTCGGCAGGTGCGTCCGTGGGAGGTACGCCGGCGGCCGGCTGATCCGGGTCCGCCGGAGTCACCGCCGCGGCCGACGTCTGGATAGTCGTGCTCGTCGTCGCTGCCGCGGTGGCCGCATAGGCGTCGGGGATGCCGTGCACGAGGATGTCGCCCGCGGCGAGCGCGCCGGAGAGCAGCGCGGAGGCGAGGATGCCCGCGACGGTGTAGGCGAGGAGCTTCACGTCGAGGTGCATGAGGCTCGTGGCGCTGATGGTGATGAGGCCAGCGCCGCCGAGCAGGGTGGTGGAGCGGATGACCTGCCAGGCGGTGCGGAGGAACGCGACAGCGGCGGCCTCGCGGTTCTGGGGCGGGAAGAGCGTACTGATGATGCTCACGTCGGGTCTCCTTCGAATGTGCTCGTGGTGGGCTGGTTGCTCACGCGGTGATGTCGGCGGTCCAGGCCGCGGCCCATGTCTGCGGGCCGATCAGGCCGTCGACGGTGAGGTGCTTCTCTGCCTGGAACTGCTTGGCGACGCTCTGCGTCTGCGGGCCGTAGAGGCCGTCGACCTTGATCGCCCAGCCGCGTGCGGCCATGCGCTGCTGCCAGCGCTTCAGGTCCGCGGAGTGCGAGTAGTAGCCGCTCACGCTCTGCGCCGGCCCGGACTTGGGTCCGAAGTACGATCCCGCGGGCAGCGGGAACGCCGGCGCCGGGACACCCTTGGCGATGACGGTGCCGGGCTTCGGCGCGGCGGGCGCCGGTGCTGCAGCCGCGGGGAAGCCCTTGGCGTCGGACTGCGGGCCCCAGATGCCGTCTGCGGTCAGCCCGTGGGCCTTCTGCCATGCCTTCACCTTCGCGGTGGTGTCGGGCCCGTAGATGCCGTCCGGGGTCGCGCCGACGAGCTTCTGGATATCGGCAGTCGGGCGGCTCGTGATGTTCGAGCCGCTGTTCGATGCGGCCGTCGAGGCACCGAGGGTCTTGCCGTTGACCGCGCCGAAGTCAGTCTTCAGGTTTCGGTTCAGGTCGACCGTGTTCCCGGCGAGGCTCTGCCCGTTGAGGTACTGGTAGACCGCGGTCTTGGACGACACCTTGCCGTGCGACCAGGCGTAGGTCTGGAAGCCATAGGCGGCCGTGGCGCCGACGCAGTGCTCGATGACATCGAACTCGCCGTACACCGACGCCTTGTGCCCCTGAGCGGCCGACGCTGCGTTCAGGAACGCGTCGATCGTGGCGAGCTGCGTCGTCACGTCGTAGTCGACCGCGTAGAACACGTTCGTCGACGCCGGCAGGCCGAGCGCGGCGAGCAGCGACTTCGCCGAGGCGCCCGCGGCCGTGCCGCCGGCTGCGCCGTTCTTCGTCTCAGCGCCGCTGCCCTCCCAGATCAGGTAGACGCCGATCCCACCATCGAGGTATGCCTTCAGCTGCGCCGCGGTGATGCCCTTCGATCCGGGATCGTTGAGGTACACACCGACGAACGACTTGCCGGCTGCTTTGAGCTGGGCCACGGTGGGCTTGTCCCACGAGAAGTCCACGCCTTCGGACATTGGGTTCTCCTTCTGTTTGTCACCCCGAACTGGGGTGAAAGTCGAGATCAGGTCGGATTAAGCTGTGCGACGTGAACAAGAAGTTGGTCGTCGGCTGCAGCAGTGCCGCCGCAGCGTTTGTCGCCGGCGGCATCATCACCGGGGCTCTCCTGCTTGGAGGCACCGCCTCCGCGGACCCGACCACGGTCAAGGTCACCGACGCGCCGAGCACCTCTCGGCCGACCCCGACGACCGCGGCGGAGACTTACGACGAGAGCGACGCATCCACCCCGACGCCCGCTCCCGCGGCGACGTCGACCGCCGACTCGGCGCCTGCGCCCGCACCCGCGCAGGTCGCCGCAGCTCCCCAGACGCAGACTCAGAACGCGGCCCCTGCGCCGTCGGCTCCTGAGGCTCCCGCACCTTCAGCGATGCCCGCACAGACTCAGGAGGCTCATGTGAGCGACACCGCACCCGCACAGACCGCCGCGCCGGCACCGGTCGAGATAGACGGCGTCCTGCAGCCGCCCGCCATCAACCCCGACCCGGGCCCCTCGAGCAGCACAGAGAACCCGATCACCGGTCCCTAAGTGTTGTAGAAGACGCAGAACAGGTTCACCCAGCCACCGTTCGACGTCTGAGCAGCCCAGTTGTTTCCCTGCGCGTGCACTGCGTACGTCGCGGTGATCGTCCCGCCGTTGAGGCCTGTGAACACATAGTTCGTCGCGTACTGCTGGGACGGGTAGGCGCTGCCCGCCGCCGGCGACGTTCCCGCGTTGCCCTGGCCCGACACGGCAGAGGCGACCCAGTTGCCGCTGTAGCCAATGCTGGACACCGCGATATTGCCCGTCAGATAGAAGTAATCGAGCGCCGACCCTGAGAGGAACGCTGAAGCTGCCGCCTGCACGATCACGATCGCGCTGTTGAACCCATCGGGGACGTTGATGGTCGCTGTCCCTCGCGTCGTCTCCGTCGTCGTCAGCGGCCAGCCGCTCGTCGAAGCGACATTCGATGCGGGGCGTACAAGGAGCGCCTGCTGCGCCTCGAGCTCAGCTTCTTGGTCGGAAAGCTGTTGCAGTGCGTCACCGAGCTGGGTCTGTTGCGCCTGCAGGCTCTGGAACAGGGGAAGGATCGAGTTCAGGATCGACGGCTGAAGCTCGTCGACGCGTCGCTCAAGGTCACGGAAACGGCGGGTGATCCAGTCGTCGTTACGATGCGGCATCGTCGACCTCCACCGGGCTCACGAGAGTCGGGGTCACCTTCAACGGGTCCGCCGGCTCGATCTCCCACCCCCATGCGCGCTGCACGTCCTCGTAGCCGTCCGGGAACGCCGGCGCGACGACGTCGATGCCAAGGTCGTCACCTATCCCCCAGTCGATGCCAAGCCGGGCGCTGGCCTGCGACAGCATCGAGATCTCTGTCGTGACCGTGCCGTCCGCGATCGCGGCGGCCTTCGCCCGCGCGTGCCCGTTCAGGGTCGCCTTGTTGACGATCGACGTCGACGGCGTGAACCTGAGCTCCACTGTCGGGCGGTCAGGGTCAGGGATGACGATGTGATCCGAGGTCGGCGTGATCCCCGTCGAAGCATCCGCCGTCGAGACCGCCACGATGTCGTTCGCGCCGTTGCCTGACGAGTAGTCCTCCGTCACGGTCACGGTCGTACCTGTGCCCGGCAGGTCGATCGTCACCGCCGGGCGAGGAACATCCGCGGCCTTCGGTGTCCCGATCCGCGATCCGACATAGATGACAGGCGTCCAGGTGACGCGCCCGTCGGCGAGCTGCCCGGACTCCCACCCGACGTACCACTCCGGGCCGCCATCGACACCCATCAGCTCGGTCAGGGCCGAGTAGACCGTCTTGCCATCGGACTCGAGGTACGAGCGATCGCGCAGCGGCCCGGGCCCGCCGACGACCTGCACCCTGATGGGTATGCCTCCGTTCGACCCGTCCGCGACGAACCGGGCGATCAGGTCGGCGACGATCGCGTTCTGGTCGACCTGCGTGTACGTGACGTCCCGCACGATGCGCCGATCGAAATACGCTGGAATCGTCGCAACACTCAAATCGACGCTCGCGCCCTGCGTGCGCGGGCGGACGTTCACGAACCCGCCCCACAGACACACCGGGTTCTCCTCATCGGTCGTGTCGATGAGGTTCAGCGTCGACGCGAGCGGCTTCGTCGCCCGCACCCACGTGGCCGGCGCTGTCCCCAATGGGAGAGTGAGCGTCGCGGACTCGTAGCGGCCGATCGTGTCCAGCAGCGAGTCACCGTGAAGCCCCGGCAGCGCGTCGATCATCGCCCCCGTCTTGATCTCGCACGCAACCCACTCGATCGACATCAGGAGCCCTCCCGTGTACGGCGGCTATGTCTGGTCCGGTTCGGCGTGGCTGTTCCGCGGCGACACCGGATGGGTTGCGCTGCCCCCAGCCTCGGGGTTCTCGGGCGGAAGCCCTGCCTTGCAATACCGGGTGCTGAACGGCGTCGTCTACCTGCGCGGGCAGCTCACGAAGTCGAGCGGGAACATCGCTCAGGGCGACGTCCTGTGCGCGCTTCCCACCGCAATACAGACGCCGAACAAGGTTTTCGTCTGCGGATCGTCTACCGCCGGTGGCCTCATGGAGGTCACCTATGGCGGCTCGGCGAATAACATCAGCGTGCGGTCGTCACCGACGGTCGGCGCCACATACGTGTTTCTCGACCCGATCTCGTTCGCGGTCTAGTCAGCCGGCGCACCCGCGGGTATCGCCATGCCCGCGCCGATGGTCTGCACCGGTGTACCGGCGATCGTGATCGCGCCATCCGTTGTCACCGCGGTGCGCGCCATGGCTCCATTGGAGCCGACGAGGCTCACCTGGATGGTCGTCGACGGGCGCGCCCCAGACGGCACAGTGCCCAGCACATCGCCTGAGACGTAGCCTCCGGACTTGACGAACGCGCCCCGCAGCATGAAGAGGCCGCTCTTGAGGCGCGCCGCCGCCGCGCTCGCACCGGACAGCGTCGTGATCCCCGATGCCAGCGCCACCGTCATCCATCCCGTGTCTCCACGGAACAGCCACGCGCTGCCGGACCAGACATAGCCGCCGTTATTCGTGGCCACCGGGTCGGCCAGGACACGCGCCTCCTGCGCCGAATCGGCCGGCGTCCACGCCTGCAGATCCGCGAGCGTCTGGAACGCGGGCTTCCCACCCGCCGCCGCAAGCCACGGGGCACGCCACGTCACCGACGGTGAGCCTGCGCCCGCCTTCGGCACGTTGATCGTCGCGAGCAGCAGCGACCTGGCCGGCGTCGCCTTCGCGACCGGCGACGCGGCCGCATCACCCTGCGTGTAGACCGGCAGCGCGCCGGGCATCGTGGACCCGTCAGACTCGGCGGGATCGGAGACCTGGATCGAGATCGTGTCGATGCGCGGGTTCGACGCATCCGCAGGGACCATCGCCCCCGTGAGGGCCGCATTGATCGCGTACAGGTACGGGCCCGCCTCGGCGGCAGCCTCCGCATCGATGAGGCCGGCGTGCGGCGCGACTGTCCACTGCGTCGACGTCACGGTGACCGTCGAGGTGGGCGTTCCCGGGCGAACGCCGGAGAGCCCGCCGAGCGGCCGGGTCGCCGATCCCATGGTGCCGAGCACACTGAGCGCCTCGCGCAGCATCCGCCCGGTGTACGTCGGGGTGTCGGCGATGCCGTCGCCGTTCGTGTCGACCGCGTCGACGGGGAACAGGGTGATTCCCATAGGGTCCTCTCCTCCTAGAGCCACGCCGGGGTGGCGGTCACGGTCAGGCGGGCGCCCGCGTCGAACTGGGTCGCGGTGAACGCGAAGACGTTGTCGGCGGGGTCGAAGCCGAACCAGCCGCGCTGGACGATCCACCCGCCGCGGGATGCCTGCCCGTTGGCGAGCACAGTGCGCGCCTCCATGTCGATGTCGAGCCATTCGCCGGCGCCGATGGTCAACGACGACGAGAGGACGAGCGCCTTCCCCGATGAGACGTGCGTGATGATGGGGCCGCGCACCGGCCCGTCGATGCGGAGCTTCACCGGGCCCGTCGCGTTCCCGGGGTTCGTGAGCGCGATCTGCCCTGTGACGGTCTCCGCGGTGATCGCGAACGGGACTATGAACGGGAGCTGGAGGCCGCCGCTCGAGGACGGCAGCGCCGTCACAGCGACCATGTCGGCGCCGAACTTCCTCCACTCGCCATCACTCGGCTGAGCTCCCACGGCCGCGAACTGCGCCGACCAGGTGGCGTACCACAGCGACTTGCGGGAGATGTCGACGACGTCGAGACGCCGCGCGTTCACCCACCGGGTGATGCCGTGCTCGGTCACCTCGAGCCGGCGCGCGGCGCGCGGCTCGAGCATGCTGTTCAGCCGGTCGATGCCCGCCGTGAGCACGTCAGCGTCGGAGGCGCGCAGCCACCCGGAAAGGCCGATGTTCCGGGTGGCCGCGTATCCGGCCGACACGATCCCGCCGTCCGCGAGGGTCTTCTGATCCGCCTGCCCTGTGGACGCCGGCTGCCCTGACCAACCGTCCGGCACGTCGATCCCGATCTCCACACCGGTGTCGTCGACGCCGGCGAGATCGAGATCCCCGATGCGGATGTTCGTCGTGCCGAACAGTGCTCCCACGGATCACACCCCCAGTGCGGCCAAGCGACGTGTCGTGGCGAGCGCGGTCGCGTTCGGGTCGGATACCTCTTGGATGACGAGGTCGCGGAACAGCTGGCCGCCGGCACCACCTGCGCCGATGGCGCGCTCGGCGAGCGCGGTCGCGGCCTGGATGAGCCGGTTCGTGACGCCGAGGTTCGTGACCGTCTCCGCCTGGCCGCCCTCGCCGAGCACCGCGAGGGTTCCCCCGAGGCGCGGCATGATGTCGGCACCGGATGCGAGGTACGGGATCGAGGGCAGGTTCAGGCCCCACTGGTTCCCGCCGACGCCCGGAACCCAGGACGGGATCTTCACCGAGAGCTTGTCCAGGTGGCTGATCGCGCTGTTCACCAGGCCGATGACCCCGTTGATGGGGCTGCGCACTGCGGAGACGACGCTGCTGAATGCGGACTGCACCATTCCGGCGAAGCCCGACCAGATGCCTGAGAACGCCGAGCGGATCTTCCCGCCGATCGACGAGATCGTGGACTGGACGCTGCCGAGCCACGAGCTCACGGTTCCGGAGATGGAGCCCCATGCGCTGCTCGTCATGGACTTCGCCGAGTTCCACAGCCCGGACAGGGTGTTTCCGATCGCTGTTGCGGCACCGGAGAAGTACCCGCGGATCGCGGACCAGATGCTGGAGAAGAACGACTGGATCGTGGACCAGTTCTTGATGATCAGGCCGTAGATCGTCCAGTTCAGAAACAGGTTCAGCAGCCACTGCAGAGCCGAGTTGAACAGGGCCTTCGTCCCGGACCAGAAGCCCGAGAAGAACGCGGAGATAGCGCCCCAGATCTTCGTCGCAGTGTCGGAGATCCCGGACCACACTCCGGAGAAGAACGACGCGACCGCGTTCCACACGTCGACCGCGGTCTTCGAGACGGCCTGCCAGGCTGCGACGAGCCACCCGATGAAGTCGGACCACAGCTTCTGGCCGATCGTCGTCTGCGTGAAGAACCAGACCAGGGCCGCGACCAGCGCTGCGATCGCGAGGACGATGATCCCGATCGGGTTCGCGTCCAAGGCCGCGTTGAACAGCCACTGCGCGGCCGTCGCGACCTTCATCGCTGCCTGCTGCGCCAGCAGCGCACCCTTGTACACCAGGGACGCCTTGCCCGCGACGAGCATGGCGCCTTCGGTGCCGTAAGTCGCCGCGGTGATGCCAAGCTGCACCACCTTGAATGCCGTCATGACGACGTTCGCGACCTTCAGCCCGGCTGCGAACACTGCGACCGCGGACGCGAGCGGGACGAGCCAGGTGGCGTTGTCCTTCACGAACCCGGCGAGCGCCTGCAGCATGGGCCCTGCGACCTTCAGCGCCGCAACGAGGGCCGAGCCGAGGATCTTCACGAACGGCTGCGCGGCCTGCACCAGATCTGAGATGACCGGGGCGAGCTGCTTGGCCGCCTGACCGAGCACCCCTCCGAGGCTGCCGGCCAGGGTGCCGGCGAAGGTGCCGATCCGGCCGAACATGGAAGCCAGCGGAGGCAGCGCCGGCAGGATCTTCTCGACACCGGTCTCGATGCCGTTGAAGAAGTCGCCGAGTCCCTTCGCGAACGCCGGCTGGGAGAGGGCGTCGGCGATCCCGGCGAAGATCTTCCCCAGGGTCTGGCCGCTGGTGGCGAGCACGCCGGAGATCACCCCGGCCAGCGAGCCGAGCATGCCGCCGATCGGGGCGAGCGCCTGCGCGAGGCCTGCCGCCCCGGCTGCCGCGCCGCTGAAGATCGTGGTCAGGGTCTGCTGGAACGCGGGCCCGTTGACGATGCCGGCGATGGTCGACAAGGTCCCGGCGAAAGAGCCGAGTCCTCCGCCGCTCGCGCCGAGCGCCCGTGCGACACCGCCGAGGATGCTTGCGGCGGACCCGATCACCTGGCCGAGCAGCTTCAGCTGCCCCTCAGCGGTGGAGATCCATCCGGCGAGCTCGCCGGACTGAGCCGCAGCCTGCACCCACGCGTTGAACCGCTGCGAGATGGCCGTCAGGGTGGATGCGATCCCCGGGAGGAACCGCGACCCGACCTGCCCGATGGTCACGAACGCGGCCGTCATCGCCTCGAGGCCGGGCCGGGACGCGTCGACTGCTTCCGCGGTCTCCTGCAGCATGCCGGTGAGCACGCCGCCGCCGAGGCTTTTCGATAGCTGCCCCAGCAGCCCGTTGAACAGGGAACCGAGAGAGGTGGCGAGCTTTCCCATCCCGGTCGACAGTTGCGGCAGCACGGTCGTGACGAGACCGGTGAGCGCGGCCGTGAACCCGGCGAAGAAGTTCTGCTGGATGAGCTTCTGCAGACCGGAGAACTGGCCCTTCACCGCAAGGAGCGCTCGGACAGCCGCCTGCGCGTTCGGGGGCAGCTTCGCCATCGCGGCTGCGAACTCGTCCACACCGCCCGACGCACCACCGGACGCGGCACCTGTGTCGGTGACGCCGGCTGCGAGGTCTTTCTGCGCCTTCGTGAGCTGCTTCGCCGCGTCGACGGCATCGTCCTGCGACTCCGACAGCGCGTGCGCGGCATCGAGCGCCTGCTGCTGCGCCTGCGCGTAGTCGTACTGCGCCTCAGCCACCTGGTGCGCAGCGTCGGCGGCGGCAGCCTGCGCGTCACGCACCTGCTGCACGGCGTCGGCGACGCCCTGCTGGGCGTCCGAGACCTTCTGCGCCGAGTCGACGATGTTCTGCTGCGCCTGGACGACCTGATCGGATCCTTCGACGCCGGCCTTGTCCGCCTTTTTCTTCGCCTCGGCCGCGTCAGAGACGCGCTGCTGCGACTCCTTGTATGCCTGGTTCGCCTGGTCGAGGGCGAGCTGCAGCCGGGCGAGCTGGTCCGTGTTCCCGCCCTCGGCGACCCCGGCGTCGTACGCCTTCTGCGCATCGGCGAGCGCGAACGCCGCGTCGCGCTCGTTCAGCTGCGCATCTACGAGCTGGTCGGTCAGGTCGCGAAGATTCTTCACCGCCGCCTCGCGGGCGTCGTTGAGTGCCAGCTGCGCGGCACGAGAATCCTGCTGGGCGGCTGCGAGCTGCCGCTCGGCGGATACCACCCCCTGCTGGGCGGAGATCACGGCGCGGCTCGCGGCAGCCTGCTGCTGCTGCGCCTGCCCGATCGCGTAAGCCGCCTCGGATACCTGGTGCTGCGCGCTGGCGAGGCCCTCCTCAGCGGAGTGCACGGCATCCGCCGAGGAGCGCACCGACTTCATCGCGGAGGCGACAGCGTCCTGCTTCTGCGCGAGCTCGTCCGCGGCCTGCGATGCCTGCTTCGCCGCCCCCGCGTACCCGCCGCCGCCCGCTGCCTTGCCTGCTGCGGAGACCGCACCGATGACGCCCTTGAATGCGCCAATCAGCGTGCCGCCGACGGCGCCGAGCGAGCCGACCGCGGCGGGGATCAACGCTGCAAGCCCGACGAGCTGCGACAGGGCTGCGCCGAGGGAGATCACGCCGGCTACCGCGGACAGGGCGGCGGAGCCGATGCTTCCCACGGCGAGCGCGATCGCGGCGATCTTCGGGAGGCTCGAGCCGAGGTTCGCGAGCCCGTTGCCGAGCCCGGATCCGATGTTCCTGAGGTTGCCGAAGCCGGAGAGGCTGGACAGGGTCGCGGTAACGCGGGCGAGGGATGCCCGGTTGATGTCGACGTTCAGGGCGACCTTGCGGGCGCGGGAGACGAGGGAGAGCTGCGCGCTGGCCTTGGTGGTGTCCGCGTCGGCGTTGATGGTCGCCTTGACGTCGGCGGACTGGTCCTCGATCTTTTTGACGATCCGCTCGAGGTCGGCGCGGAAAGTCGCGGCCTCCTCGACGCCGGCGGGGATGTCGGCGTTCAGACCCTCCTGGGCGGCCTTGATCTGCTCCTGCAGGTCGCGGCGCAGGTTCTCCCCGTCGACGGTCGCGGGGATGTCGGCGGCGAGCTGCTTGGATGCCTGGTCGATCTGCGCCTTGAGCTTCGCCTTCCATGCCTGGTCCAGTCCGGTGACCTGGGCCGGGATCTTGACCGGGTTGCGGTCGGCGGTCTCCTGCGTCTTCTTCTGCTGCTCGGTGATCTGCCGGCCGAGCTCGCCGCCGTCGAAGATGGCCTTGATGGTGAGCTTCAGAGTCTTCTCGAGGCCGGTGAGGTAGGACTTGACGTCCTTACCGAAGTCGCGGGTGTCGGGGGTGACGCGGACGGAGACGCGGTTCACATCAGGCATCCGCGCCCCCGTCCGTTATCGGATCGCCCCCGGGAGGGCCATGAATGCGTTGACGTCGAACTCGGCGATCGTCTTGGCGAACAGGCGCGCCGTCTTGACCGTCGGAGGGTGCAGGAACGCGTCCTTCGCGGCTTTGCCGGCGAACGAGACGATCGCGTTGTGGATCGCGAGGAGCAGCGAGGAGTCCTGCGAGAAGCCGAGGAACTGCAGCCCGTCGCCCTTGCCGATCTCGTCCGGGTGCTCGCGCATCCACTGCGCACGCCATCTCGAGCCGGGCTCGGAGATGAGGCCGGCGATCAGGTCGAGGGCGTAGTCCGCGGAGAGGCGGCCGGTGAACACGTCGCGGATGTTCAGGCCGTAGAACTGCTGGAAGTCGGCGACGAGCCCCGGGTAGCGGTCGAGCTCGTCGCCGACGGCGACTATTCCCCCACGGCCCTCGCGTACTTGGCGATGAGCGTGGCGAAGATCTGTTCCGACCGGCTCTTCAGGCTCTGCGCCCAGCGGACGTACCCGTCCTTGTCGGCGGCGATCGACTCGAAGAACTCGTCGGCCTCGCCGAGCATCTCGAGGAACTTCTTCGTCGCCTCGGGCGACTCGATGACCTCGCCGTTCTCGTCGGTGACGTCGCTCAGCTGGGAGAGCATCGCGAGGACCTTGGAGCGATGCTTCTGCCGGAACTGCTCCGGCGGCAGCAGCGCCGGGATGCCCTTGAGGAGCTCCTCCTCGTCGAGCGCGTCGTCGTTCTGCTCGACAGTGCTGCGAGGGGCGGTGCGAGTGGTGGTCATTGCGGACCCCTTTTCTCGCGGACCTGGGATTGAAGCGGCCGGGCGGGCGGGTCCGCACGTCACCCGCCCGGCCGGTCTGGCTACGAGCCGGAGCCGCCCGTCGGGGCGACGAGGCCGGTCTTGTAGATCTTGAAGAGGCCCGCGCGCCCGTCCGCGTTCGGGGCGATCGCTTCCTGCGATGCGGACAGGAAGGATGCGGCGATCGGCATCTCGAAGAAGTTCGCCGTGTCAAAAACGGGCGAGTCGGACAGCTTCACGGACGTGTTCGGGATGTAGAACCCGAGCTGCCCGGTACCGTCCTGGCACAGCACGAACAGCGCCTTCGCGACGCCCTGGTTCGAGCCGGGGACCACGTAGCCGTTGTCGGCGTCGAACCAGCCGTTGAACGCGAGGTCCAGGGACGGCTTGTCGACCTGCAGCTCGTTGCCGGTCAGGCCCCAGTTCGTGTCGGCGTAGATGGTGCGCACGGCGCCGTCCAGCCACGTGTCGAGCACAGTCGCGTCGCCGCCATCGATAGTGAACCCGATGGTGTTCGACTTCGAGGTGTGCCCCAGCGACGTCCATCCGGTCGGCGGGGTGCCCGTCAGGGTGAACGCCGGCAGGCCGCCCGCCGGCATGGCGGTGTTGGGGTCCGCGGTGAAGATGGTGCCCTTCCCCGGGACGAACAGAGTGGTCGAGTCTCCGGCCATTGTTGCTTCCTCCAGTTGGTGGGTTGCGGACCCTCCCCCGGGGATCGGGGGTCAGCTGCGGAGCGCGAGCGAGAAGCTCAGCGCGTATTCGGTGATGCCCTTGCCGACCGTGTTGTCGGACTGCGGGCGGTTGATCGCGGCGACATCCGTCACCTCGGCGACCCAGCCGACCTCGGGCACCAGCCCGGACGGGTCCTGCTCCCATGCGTGCGCCGCGTCATACAGCGCCGAGTTCAACGCCCACGCGTCCGCGGGTGCGGCGATGATGCGCAGGTCGAGCTGGCCCGTCCACAGGCCCGGCCCGTTCTGCGTCTGCCCCGTCAGGGCGAGATCCCAGATGACCGCCGGCAGCTCGAGCGCGGTGGACGCGTCCGAGTTCTGCTCGGCATAGACGTTGGCGCCTGCCGCCGCGGCGCGCAGGAGCGTGTCGACGAGCGTCTCAGCGTCGATCACTTCGATGCCCTGCCCGTCCAGCCGTGCTTCGCCGCGACCGCGAGGCCGGCATTGCGGAGCACGTGCAGGCCCTCGACCCAGCGCAGGATCGACCCGCCGCCGGTCAGCGCGCCCTTCCCGAAGCCGACGAACAGGTGCCCGAACTCGATGAACCGCGCCATCGGGTCGTTGTTGACGACCAGGCGGTCGACGACGCCCTTCGCGGACGGGTTCGCGTCCTTGACGATCGCGAAGGACCCCTCGAACTCGTGCGATCGGTTGTGCTTGGCCGCCTCGGTCTTCGCCGCGGCGAGGACCTCCTTCGCGACGTCGTCGAGCACATCCGACTTGGAGACCATGACGGCGACCTGCAGCGACAGGTCGCGGGCAACGTGCACCATCAGGCTCTCCTTTTCAGCACCACCTCGAAGTGGTCGGTGGCCGGTGACATGGCGAAGTGCTGCGGGTCGCCCACGCAGTCGTAGAGGTTGCCGTCGGCGTCGGTGACGACGGAGTTCGCGTCACCCGGCCAGGTCCGGCAGATGAACCGCTTCTGGGTGAGCGCGATCGTCCCGTCGAACTGCGCCGACTCGGCGGCCGACAGGGGCTGCAGGGAGCCGCGGACGGCGACTGGTTCGCCGTCGTCGATGAGACCGGTGCCGTGCGCGGTCTGCTGCAGGGTCCGGTTCTGCACGGTGACGACGTGCGGGCCGCGGTCGAGGAGCCCCATCAGGGCCCCCAGCCGGGTTCGAGACCGAGGCGCAGCGTGCGCGGCACGGTCTTCGACTGGGGGCCCGTCAGGGTCTCGATCTCGTCCTGCGTGAACCAGAGGCTCCCGGAGGCGACCTGGGCGCGCAGCGAGTAGCTGTATCCGCCGTCGTTCTCCGATGCGAAGCCCTGAGGGTTCCGCAGGATGCGCAGCACCGCGGTGGCGATGACGCGCTTGTAGAGGTTCGACGTGAGGGACCCGGCCGCGAGCTGCTGCTCGATGACCGGGCCCCAGTGCCGATCGGCGTAGTCGACCGCGTCCTGGATGGTCGCGGCGACGTACTCCGGGTTGAACGCGGCGAGGTCGCCCTCGAAGCGCTCCTGGACGTCGGCAGTGGTGACCTGGACGGATGCCATGACGGCCTCCCTCCGGCGGTTACGCCTGCTGCTGTGCGGCCTGCTCGGCCAGGAACTTGCTGAGGCGGTCGACGAGCTCCTCCTGGGTGCCGTCGGCTGGCAGCTCGTGCTCGCGCAGCTGCTCCTGCAGCTGCTCGAACGTGAGCGTGCTCAGATCGACGGGCGCACCCTCGTCGGGCTTGCCGCCGACCGGCTCCGTCTTGGGTGCCGGCGCCTGCTCGGCAGCGTCGGCGAGGGTGTACGCCTTCTCGTTGCCGATGAGCTTCTCCGCCCACGCCTCGAGGGCCTGCCCCGCCTTGAGGATCGTCCAGCCGCCGCCCTTGCCGGGCTTGACGACGTGGACGTCCGTGCGCAGCACCTTCTTCTGCTTGGCGGCCATCAGAGGACGTCCGCCGAGAAGGTGTAGTTCGCCGCCTCGACGACGGGGATGACGATCGCGCTTGCCAGCACGTTGTGGCCCTCCGGGTCGTGGCCGTTGAAGTCCGCGGCGAAGATGCCGGGACCCTCGGCGAGGCTGACCCCGAACTTGGGGTTGGTGACTTCCGCGGGGATGCCCCACTGGGTGTTGCCCAGCACGCCGGAGTCGGTGCCGATCTGGGCGCCAGGCTGCGGGAGCAGCAGGAAGTGGTCCGACGGGACGATGGTCGTCGTCGTGGCCCCGACCTTCACCTTGTCGTCGTTGACGACCGTGGCGAGGTTGAAGAACCGGGCGAGGACGGACTGCACGTCGGCCGCGCCGATCAGGCTCGGCAAGTCGGTGCCGCGGCCGTAGAACGCCTTGATGATCGACGTGTTCGCCTGCAGCGCCGCGAGGATGCTCGAGGAGAGCATCGCGACCTCGGGCGCCTGGTCGTTCAGGCCGATCAGGTAGTTGCGCCACCCGGAGATGTCGGCGAGGACGTCCGTGTCGGTCGCGGACCACAGGTTCGCGGCGGTCACGGTGTTGCCGGCGGCGCGACCGAAGTCGACGGTCGCGATGACGCCGTTCTCCGAGATCGTCACCTTGCCGGTGTCCACGCCGTTGCCCTGGGCGAGCGCGACGCGGGCCGCGATCTCGACGGCGACCGTCTCGGCCTTCTGGTCCATCTGGTCGCCGATGAGGTCCGACTGGCCCATCATCTGCAGCTGCTGGAACTCCGAGATGCGCCGCTTGCGGCTGATCGGGGGCAGCTCGCCGACGACCGACTGGCTTCCCGGGTCGGCGCCGAACTGGCTGGTCGCGTCGGGTGCGCGGTAGCCGGCCGCCTGGACGACGTTCAGCTGGTTCTTCTTGAACGTGAAGTTCAGCGAGGGGACGTCGATCGAGGGCAGGAACCGGGACAGCTGCGTGCCGTCGAGGAAGGCCTGCGCCGCGGCGCGTGCCCGCGCGGTGAGCTGCGCCGCCGAGCGGAACTGTGCGTTGTATTCCATGCGGGGGTTCTCCTAGCTCTCCCAGACGAACTGTCCGGTGGTGGTGGCGGCGGTGACGTCGGACGCGCCGCCTGCCTGCTGTGCCGCGATCGGCAGGTGGCCGACGCTGATGTCGCCGTGGCGGAGGCTGGCGGCGGTGACCGACGTCGACAGGGAGCCGTCGGCGCGCTGCAGTCCCTGCTCGTCGAGCAGGAACCCGTACAGGGCGTTCTGGCGGCCGTCGGTCGCGGTCTTGTCGTACGGGCCGTAGAGGCTGCTCGCGGTGATCTTGGCGATGCCGATGCCCGACTTCAGGGTCTTGGTCGCCGCGTCGTAGTGCGTGCCGGAGACGAACTTCGACACGTCGAGGGTCACCGACTGCGCGTCGGAGATGCCGGCGTTGGAGGCGAGCCAGGAGTGGTCCTGGCCGGCCGTGCCGGTTGTGATGGTGCTGAGGTCCACGGGGGACTCCTCTCAGATTCGGTTAGTTGCTGGGTCGCAGCTGCTCGTAGCGCTGCTTCTGCATCTCCTTGATGGAGCCGGCCGAGCCGGTGCCGCCGCCGAGCCTCTGCCGCTCGATGGCATCCCTGACGGGATCCGTGGTGGAGTTGCCGTTTCCGCCAGCGTTCGTGCCGAACAGCTCAGCGAAGTCCTTGAGGGCGGCCTGGTCGATCTCGCCCTTGTCGTCGAGGAACGCCTTCGGGTCGACGCGCTCGAACGCTTTGGCGACGTCGTCGTCGCTCTTGCCGGTGAGGAACTGGAACTTCGACTGCACCGCGGTGCGCAGGTGCTTCTCGGCGCCGATGTTCTCGCCCTGCAGGCGCGCCTCGTCGATCGCCGCCTGCCGGTCCTTCTGCTCCTGCGTGAGGCCGGCGGCCTTCAGATCGTCGAGCTCCTGCTTGATCGCGTCGTAGTCGGCGCGATCCTTGGACGCCTTCTCGTGCTTGCGGGCCTTGTGCCGCCAGTACTCCGTCTTCTGCGCCTCGGTCATGTCGGCGACCCTGGTGTCGGGCGGGAACTCATACGTCTCGCCGTCCTCGGTCAAGGAGAGCGGCTTCGGGTCTCCGCCGCCGCCGCTGAGGTCGGGGTCGTCCGGGGCGAAAAGGCGGAGCGTGGGCTTAGTGATGAGCTGGCCGAAAGCGTTGCGGCGCATGGGTGTTCCTCCGTGTCGGTGGTTGGTGGCCCGTGCCGGGCCGGGGTCACAGCGAGCGCAGCTGCGTTGTGAGCGCGTTCGCGTACTGCTGCAGGGAATTGATGGCCTGCGTGATCTGGGCGCGCCGGTCGATGAACCTCTGCTGCTCGGGCGTCAAGTGGTCGAAGTCGAAGGCGCGCTGGTCGGCGAGCGTGTACTGCCCGTCGAGGTCGTCGAGCTCCTTCTGCGCGGCCGCGAGCTTCTCGTTTGTCTCGCGGAGGTACTTCTGGTTGCTCTCCTTGAGTGATTCGGCGGTGGGCTTCTCGTACGGCTTGCGGCCGACTTCTTCCGGGGTGCGGAAGTGGTCGCCCTTCTTGACGAGGATCGGGCCGAGCTCGCCGTTCTCCTGGACGGCGATGCGCGTCTGGACGAGCTGCTCGGCGGATGTCCCGCCGGCGGCCGCGTAGATCGCCTGCAGGTCGTCCTTGTTCAACTCGAACCCGGGGTCGTCCTTCCCGAACGCTGGGACGGTGTCGCAGTGGCAGTCGCCGTGCAGCGGCTTCAGCTCGTCGGTCTTGTAGAACTGGTTCGCGGCGACCACGCAGAGGCCGCAGCTGGCGTGCGATTTCTCTGCCCGCTCGGGGTGGATGACGCGACGCCAGCCGATGACCTGCGGCACCGAGCTGAGCACGGTGTGCGCCTCGTCACGGTCGGCGGTGTACAGGTCCGTCTGCGCGAGGTGCTCGAGCCTGTCGATCGCTTCGGCCGCGGCCTCGTCGACAGAGAGGCCGAGGTGCAGCTGCCAGGTGAACTCCTTCGCCGGCCGCGAGTACACCTCGAGCGGGGTGACGTCGTAGCGCGGGTAGGGGTTCGCGAGCTTCGGCAGGTCGAGCTTCGTCACGCCCATCTCGCGCAGCACCTGCGTCTGATAGGAGCGGTTCAGCTTCCGCGCGGCGAGCGTCGCCGAGGCTACCTGGCGTGCGGAGGCGGCGGCGACGCCGTTGACGAATGTCTGATCGCGGGCCTGCCCGAAGTCGCCCCAGAGGGCGAGCAGTACCTTCACGAGCGAGGAGACGAGCTTGTCGAGCTGGCTCATGTGGTGGTTGGACAGGTTGCCGATCTTGTTCGGATCAGCGGCCATGTCAGACCCCCTGAGCGCTCGAGGTGAACAGCTCGTCCGAGAGGTTCTGCTGCTCCTGGTCCATCTCGTCGGGCGAGAGCTGGAAGATCTTCTCGTCGATCATCTGCTGCGACAGGCCGCCCTGCTTGGCTGCCTGCGCGGACTGTGCGCGCTCGATGATGGACGAGCGGTCGACGGGCGCCCAGATCGGCTCGATCATGGCGACCTGCGCGCGCTCTTCGTCGCCGAGCGCCTGGAACGCGATCGACTGCGCCTGCGCGAGCGCGAGGTCTGCCTGGTCGATGAGCTCCTCGACCGCGAAGACCAGCGCCTCACGGGCGAGCGACGCGCCCTCGGCGGACTGGTTCGCGCTGTCCGCGGTCAGCATGTATGCCGGCGTGCGCATGACCGCGGCCGCGAACTTGATGTCGCTCGCGATCGCGTCGTTGATGTCCTTCGAGCTCGTGGCCTGCGACTGCCACACGTCGGCGCCCTGCGGCATGAACCAGACGGAGCCGGGCCCGGACCTGAAGCGCTCGTCGTAGTTGATCTTCTGGCCGGCGAGCGGATGCGTGGCCGGGTAGAACTCCGGGAACTCCCCCTTGATGACCATCTGCCGGAAGGCCTGGTAGGCGATGATCTCCAGCCGCTGCATGATCGTGTGGTTGACACGGTCGAGGGCGTCGGTGTGCGTCTCGAACACGCCCTTGCCGTCGGCCGTCGAGAAACGCACGACGGGCACTTCCTGCGTGTAGCCGAGCGGCCGGCGGTCACTGGACCACGTCCACCCGTTGCCCGGCATCCAGAGCGTGCCGTCGTTCGGTAGCGACGGCACCCGCGCCTGCCGGTACGCCTGCCGCATGAACCCGGGCCCGAACAGGGTCAGGACCTCTGCGCCGGCGATCGGGTCGAAGCCGACCTGCAGAGCCATCTGCGCAAGCCACGGCTGCGCGGCGGACTGCTCCGTGACCGTGTCCCACGGGGTGGACTGCAGCATCATCGGCTGCGCCGTGCTCGACGGCTGCTGCGACCCCGTCACGGTGAGGTAGCTCGAGCCGTAGGTGAGACCCGATCGGAAGAACTTCCGTGCGCCGGCCTTCATCCCGGACCGCTTCCACGTCGACCAGGCGACCGAGTCGCTGTTCGCCGTCGTCACGGCCGCGGTGCGGAACCCTGTGGGCCGCATCCGGTCGGTGCGCGCGCTCACGACGAGCTCGGCGAGGTTCAGCCGGCTCATCCGGATGAACCGCATGACCGACTCGGCCACCAGCTGGTCGGCCCCGTACGGGAGCAGGCACGTGCCGTCGGCGTAGCCGCGCAGCTCGCCGAGACGCGGGAGGCCTCGGCCGAGCTTCTCGGCGAGCCGCATGACCCACCAGTCGTCAGAGCCCGTGACGGTCGTCTGTTCCAGCACAGGTTCCTCCTTCCGGTCAGCGGGCCGCCCAAGGAACGAAGTCCGACTTCTTGTCAGCGGGCTTCTTCGCGATCGCGTCGGCCGCGGCCTGGAATGCGAGCGCCGCGGCGACCGCGGCGTCGATCTTCTTCGGCGAGTTCTTGCCCTCTTTGCCGACGACCGTGCCGCCGCGGCGCGACCAGCGGCGAGCGTTGTAGATGTGCCGTGTGAGCGCGTGCCCGAGCGGCGTCTCGTCGTCGTGGGTCATCTGCCCGGTGACGATCGCCGTCTCGAGCAGCTCGATCGCGGCCGCCATCTGCTCGTCACGCTTCGTGTACCACGCGATCGCCGACTTGCCCGAGGCTTTCACCGCGAGCTGCTCGCCGTACTCCTTGTCCCACGCGGCCACCCACTGCTGCCAGTACGGCGGGTCCGCGTAGAACGCGACGACGTCGTAGCGGCGGAACGCGGCGGCGACGGCCGCGTCGACGGCGTCCTGGTCGACCTGCCAGTCCTCAGCCTCGGGGCCGTCCGGCACCTCCTGCAGGTGCAGCAGGAACACGTGCCGGTCGCGGAGCCGCACCGCGACGAGCGCGGTCGCGTCGTTCGTCAGCGACCCATCGAAGCCGAGCGCGATCTTGTCGCCGTCCCACGGCCTGATCCAGTTCCATGCCTGCTGCGCGGCGCGAGCTGCGGCGCGCAGGCGGGAGATGCCGCGCGGCTGCCAGAACTCGGGAGCCATCCACGCGTTCTGCGAGCTCGTGATCGTGTTCAGCCGGTACCGGCGCGTGCGCGCCTCAGAGGTGCGCACGTCGTACGCCTTCGCGACGAGATCCTCGACCGCGTTCCATCCGATCGCGTCGCCGTACGCTTCGCGGAAGCCCTGCTCGAGCTCTTCCTGTTTGCGCAGGTCCTTGACCTCGCCCCAGCGGTGATCGAACAGCATGCGCTGCGCGCGTGCGCGGCCCTCATCGATGTCGTCGGCGTACCGGTAGGTGCGCTCAGCGATCGAATCCTCGCCGGGCCCGAACATGGTCGTCGTCTCGAGGTACCAGGTGCCGTCGGTCGTGCGCCGCTTGCCCAAGTTGTCTACGACGGTGTCATACATCTCCCGCAGACCGGGCGTGACGTACAGGTGCGTCTCGTCGAAGACCGCGAACGTCTCGAGTCCGCCGTCCTTCGACTTCGCGCCGGCGGTCGATCGCATGATCTTGCCGCCGCCCGGCAGCAGGATCTCGTACTTGCCGACCTCGTACCCCATCGCCTGCAGCTGGAACAGCGGCGCTTCGGAGTTGGTCAGGTTGTAGTGGATCGTCGCGAAGGTGTTGCCGGTCTGGCCCTCCTCGGTGGCGAGGATACGCACCATGGGCGTCGCGATCGGCTTGCCCATCGGCTCGCCCTTGGCGTATACGTACGTCTGACCGAGGAACTCGTACCGCTCGCCGCCCTTCGCGAACCCGGCGAACCGGCACGGCCCGAACGCCTCGAACATCGCGAGCTTCGCGGCGAGTCCCGACTTGTCGGCGCCCTTCGGCCGCGACAGGAACGCGGAGTCGTACAGCCTGCGGCCGAACGCGTCGCTCAGCGCGTAGCAGTCGACGATGAAGCCGGTGTACTCGTCGCCGAACTCGACGGGATGCCCGACGATGGCGCCGGGCCCGTGAACGGTGAAGGTCTCGATCCACCAGGTGGCGATCCACCCGAGCGAGCGGTTGCGGTCATGGCCGGGCGCGGTGATCACCCGGCGCGGCATCAGCTGCCAGCCAGGCGCGAGCGACGATCAGCCAGCGACGTGATCTGCGCCCCGCCGAGCGCCTTGCCGCCGGACAGCGGTGCGGCCGTCGCGATCTCGAGCTGCAGCCGCAGCCGGTCCTCCGGCGTCGCGCCGAACTTCGCCACACGCAGCCGCAGCTCGCCGGCCACGGCCATGTCGCCGGACCAGAACTGGTGATGCAGGCGCGCGGTCTCGAGCAGGAAGTCCCAGTCAGGCTCGGTGAGCATGCGCACGGCCTGCGGCGACTCGCGCCAGTGGTTCCACCAGGCGACGGTGCGCGGATGCCACGGGATCACCTTCGTCCCGAGCGTCTCCGGATCGAACACGCGCAGCTGCGGCAGCGCGAACCCGCGCTTGAGCCCGTCTGCTGAGAGCGTGACCCGCTTGACCGTGTCGCGTTCGCGCGTGCGGCGCTCCTTCGGCGCCGGCCCCTTGCCTGCCATCGATGCCTCCCGTGTCGGTGTCGGGCGCCATGGCGGCGGCCGGCGTGGCGTTGGTGTCGTTCAGGCCGCGGCGATGCGGCGAGCGCGGGCATTGCCGCGCCGGGTGCGTGGATCCCCAGACCCGCGCGCACCGCGAGCAGCAGGACGCGGAGCGATCGACTGGCGACGGGTCGACGGGGTTCCCCCACCCCCATGCAGTCAGAACGGGCAGTCGTCGTCTGCTTCGGTGCTGATCAGCGATGATTTCTGTTCGTCCCCGTCGATTAGTCCGGGATGCTGACGCGGTGCGGCATCCCGCCTGGCCTGCCGTGCCCGGGCGGATGCTCGGCCGCCCTCGCTGCCGGTCTTGCGGAGGTGATGCCACTCGCAGATCGCGCGGAGGTTCGACTCGTCGTCGCTGCCGCCTTCACTGCGCGGGATGATGTGGTCAACCTCGGTCGCCTGCGCGAGGCACCGCCTGTCCGTGTCGTAGCGCACGTACTGGCAGCGATGGAAGTCGCGCTGCAGGACACGCGCCTTACGCAGCGGCCAGTCCGCCGGCAGCGGCACAGGCGGCGTCGAGCGCTGCCAGTTAGGCATCGTCCTCGTCGGAGTTCGTGAGCCGCCGCATGAAGAACGCCTTGACCACGGTGACAAGGCCGAGCGCGAGCTCGGCGCTCGTCTGCGGCCCGAACGTGTAGTTCCAACTGGTCTGCATCGGCAGCGCGTCGGGCTCGTCGACGAGGCGCGTCACCTGCGTCGAGAGCACCCAACCCGAGATGTGGCCGGTGTCGTCGTCGTCCTTGGTGGCCGCGAAGTACTCATGGACCGCGTCGTCGAGCTTCTCGAGCGGGGTCTTGTCAGCCATGCTCATCCTGGTCCTACCGGATTTTTTCCCTTGCGATCGCCACTCCAGTATCCGAAGACGTCGTGGAACCACTGGGCTACGGTCTCGTCGAGGTACTGCGGGTCGATGTACTTGGCAAGCTCGGTCTTGAGCGCGGTGTACGGGTGCGGGCTCTTCGCCCACTTGGCGAGGCCCGGTCCCTTCGTCCACCACCATTTCAAATACCCGCGCGTGCCCGGCTTCGGGTTCGCGACAGCGTCAGGCTTGCCTGCCATGGCGATCACCTCCACCTGATCGACGTGGTGTTGCACCGTGCCGCCCGACACCCGAGGTCGTAAGCGTTGGCCGCGCAAGTGCGGCGCTCTTCAGCAGTTATCGGTGTCGTTGGTTCGACGCGGTGCAAGATTGCTCGGCGGCGCGCGCAGCCACCCAATGCGTGTTCTCCTCACGCATTCGTGGGCGCTTCGATTCAGGAAGTGAGGCGTCCGTCTTCGCTGCTCCTGTGACGTTGACGCGCACCGTCGAAGTCCTCAAACGGCGACGCACCCGAGAGACCTGGTCTCGATCGGGTGCGCGGTATCACCGCAATCATAGACACGCCGCCGCGGGCTTCTTGTCAAGCAGGGCGGCGACACGCCGCTACTTCTGCGGTTCCGGAGCCGCCTCATGCTCGTCGCGGACGGACGCCGCCATCAGCTCGGCGTCGCGTCTCTCGCGCCGCCGGCGGTTCTGCTCGGCCTGCTCGGAGCGCCGCGCCTGCTTCGCCTGCTCGAGGCGCGCGAGCTCGTACTCGTTCGGCATGAACTGCTGGCTCTCGCGCATCGGGCCGGTGATCGGCGTCGTGTCGAGCCTGTGGTCGCACAGCTTGCAGACGACACGGGCGTCCTGGCCGCGGTAGTCGGGCGGGTAGACGAGGAGGCCGCCGGCGCGCAGGCATCCGGGGCAGGTTGTCTTGGTGTCCTTCGTCGGGCGGTCCTCGGTCGGCCAGCGGAAGCGCATCTCGTCGATCAGCTGCAGGTCGTCGATGAACGCGGAGATCGCCTCGACGTCCTTGGTGTCGAAGATCTCGCCCAGGTTGTGGATCATCCCGGCCGTGACGCGGCTCGCGACCTGGCGGGCGTTCACGGGCACCGAGGTGCGCATACCGACGATGTTGCCGGCCGCGTCGAGCCACGCGTCGCCTCGAGTGTCGGGGCGGCGGATGCCGAGGATGTCGGCCCAGTACCAGGACCACCGGCCAGCGATCGTGTAGGCGAAGTTCGCGTCGTTGAGCGCCTTCCAACGCCCGGGGATCGCCGCCTCAGCCTTGGTGCCGTGGATGCCGGTCGGGTCGAGCGGTGCGGATGAGCCGAGCGGAACGAGGGACAGAAGGTGCTCGACGAGCGGCCCGACGAGAGCGAGGGCGTTCTCGGCTCGCCGGTAGCAGCGCCCGCAGAACACGCCGAACCCGGCGCGCAGCGGGACGAGCTCGCCGCTGTCTCGGTCCTTCCGGGTGCATCCGTTCCAGCACGGTGCGGGTGCGTCGTCGTTGTCGTGCATCGGGTCATCTCCTCGAAGGCTTGCGGAAACCGTTGGTGATCATCCACGTCTCCCAGACCATGCGGTGATCGCCGCAGACCGGGCAGGTGATCGGGTTGCCCTGGTCGTCGAAACCGGCTCCTGTCGGCCTGTGGATCGGGCAGAACATCTCGGGCGGAGAGCCGGGGCCGCTCGCGCTCGCGCCCTCGCGCCCTCGCGCACGCGCGCTCTCTCCCTCCCTTAAGTCGCGTGCACCCTGCGTGCACGACTCCTCGTCGGCCGGCTCGAACCGGGGCCGGCTGGCGCCCGTCTGCGCGCTCGGGAACGACCGCTGCGGCAGCTGCTGCGGGTGCGGCGGTTCGCTCATCTGAGGGGCGTTCGACGGCCACAGGTGCGGGCTCAGCCGGAACCACGTCTGCCCGTGCGGATCGTCGAACAGCGACATAGCGCCGCCGTCCGCCAGCAATATCAGTGCCTCGTCGATCTCGTCGTCCGTGACGGGGTCGAAGTGATCGCGGATCGCGTCCCTGATCCACCAGTTCAGGATCTTCGCCTGATGCGTCGACGGATCGGCTGCGCTGATCAGCGCGCCCATGATGTGCGCTCGGATCGTCGCGCTCGGGCCCGGCGTAGTCGGCTGCCCAGCGTGATCCATAGTTCTCCTCGTAGATGTTGATGCCGCGGTGGAAGATCGCCTGCAGGGCGGTCATCACTCGGTCGGGCGGCACGATGAAGCATTCGGTGAAGCCGTTCCCCCCAGGCAGCCCGAACTCGGCCGCCTCGGCCTTGCTCGAGAACGCCTGCTCGAACTCGCGCCGCATTGCGCGGATCGCGATGTTCTCCGTCCACTTCTGGTAACTCCACTCGAGGATGAGGAGCCGGAAGCCGGCCTCGTAGAGCGAGTTCAGGCGCCAGCCGCCATGGGTGATGCCGACTTTCAGGATCTGCAGCTCGTCGTGGTAGATGACGTAGAGCGTGATCTTCTCGCCGGGGTTCGTGATCCTCGGCATCTTCGGGCCGGTCATGCGGAGGCGTCCTCGAGCTCGTTGAATTCCTGCAGCGCTTGCCTGACTTGTTCGTAGAGCGGCTTCGCCCATGCGGGCACGATCGGTGCGCCGGCGTCGGGGTATTTTCTTGACTCGCGCCACACGATGCTGCCGTCGGCGGTGTCGACGACCTGCATTGCCGGGATGAAGACGAGGCCGGTCCACTCCATGCACTTGATCACGGCGTCTACGGCGAGCGCGCGCGGGCGCCAGATGGCAGGCGCGCTCCCTTTTTCCATCGGCACCCACTGCTGCTCGGTCGAGCTCCATGCCTGCATTTGGAAGGTGCTGCCCGCGTCGTCGAAGTCGAAGAGTGCGAGGTCGCTCATGCGATGAGTCCGTCTGCTCGGAGCGCGGCTAGGCAGTCGGCGCAGGTGACGTCGGGCAGGTTCGTTGTCGACCAGAGGCCCTTCAACCTGCGTCCGCACTTCGATGATGGGCGCGGCAGCGTCTCGACGCGTGCGTGCATCGCAGTCGTTGGCGTGGTGCTCGCGGGTGGCACCTTCATGCCGTCGCGCCACTGCTTGATTGGTCCCGCGCTCATCGCTCGGACTCCGGCATGAAGACCACCGTTGCAGGGAGACTGATCTCATCCGACTCCCGGGATAGGTCGAAGCCCACGCGCTCCCACCAGTGCTGCTGGTCGGGTTTGTCTGGTTTCCCCTGGCGCTGGTAGGCCCCGAGATCCGCGCCGAGCACGACGGTTAGCACCGGGAGCTTCTCGAGCTCCTCGACCGTCTCAATGACGCGCGGGCGCCTGAATCCGATGGCGCGGATCGCGTCAGCGAGCGCGGCGTCGTCGTCTTCGGTGGCGCCGAAGGCGGGCATGAAGTCGTAGATGAGGGAGAGCAGCGCCTCGCGGTCGCCGGTCTCCTCGCGTGCCTTGTTGAGATACGGCTCGATGTCTTGAGTCACCGGGGCAATTCCTCTCCATACGATTTGTCGGCTTCGATGAGTCGAAGGCCGGCGAGCCCAGACGCAGTGATCTTCTGCTGCCACCACGGCTCGTCAGGGTGATTGCACGAGGGACACAAGCCGAGATCGCCAGCCATGTCGAGCGAAGACCGAACGACCACAGTCCCGCAGCGCGAGTGCTGGAACACCTGCTGCTCGCCGCGCTTCATCGCGACGGTCGGCTCGAGCCGAAGCCCAAGCGCCTCCAGGTCGAACTCAAGCTGCGGCATCAGAGGGCCTCCGAATCGTCCGAGCCCAGCCGTGCCGAGGTCCGCCGCATACGTTCTAAGTGCAAAGCATTCGGACCCGCATCACCCTGGCCGCCCTCATCCACGCCCCACATCTCGCCTGGCTCGATGGGCAAAGACTTCTCTCCGGCGACCCCGGACACGTCATCGCCCACCAGGGCGTCGTGCTCTTCCTCGTTCAGCAGGGCATCAGCGTCCTGTGCGGGCTCATCGTGCGCCGGCGCAGATAGAGGCCCGGACCCCTGTTCGTGTGGTTCGGGGCGCTCGACCTCGCATGACGCGCAGCCGCGCATCGTGGGTCGGTCGTCGGGGTAGATGTGGAGGATCGTCTCGGGCCAGCCGCACTCGCACGGCTCATCCGTGATCACCGAGCGCATGCCATCCTCGGCGGGCTCAGTGACGTAGAGGACGCTCATGCCTGCGCCTCCGAATCGTGTGGTTCGGCGTCCTTATCCACCCAGGGCTCACCGTTGGCGTCGTATCGATCGTCTGGGATCGGGGTCTGCGCGTCATCGTGCCCGCACTCCGCGTCGAACTCCTTGTTGACGCGGTGACAGATCAGGCAGAGCGTCATCTGGCGCCCGTTCGAGATCGGCTTCTTGTCGCCAGCGAGGCAGTACGCACACCATGGCTCGCGCGTGAGGACTTCGGTCACGTCCGGGTCGAGATGCATCAGCGTGTGCAGCTCGTCGCACGCCGGGCAGCGCACGCCGATGCGCCAGTCGACGCCGGGAACCAGCTCGATGCATCCGGGTGCTTCGGGGTTGTGCTCAGTCATTGGTCGACTCCCGTTCGTGTGGTCGGTAACCCACGTGGTGGCAGCTCGGGCACGTCCAGTAGCCGCGCTCGTCGACCTTCAGGTAGCCGTCGAACTCGCAGTAGGTGTTCGCCTCGACGTCGAGGATGCGGTTGCAGACGACGTACGTCTCGCCGGCGTTGATCGCAGCTCGGCGTTCGGCGTTTTCGGCGCTGACGAGCCGCCAGAGGTCGTCGCGGGCTTCGATGAGCGCGCTCTGGTGTCCGCATCCGATCTCCTCGCACACGCAGATCAGCTCTCCGGTCGGGCTATCTAGGCAGATGATCGTCTCTTCGTCGCCGGCGAACACGTGGACCGTGTCGCCGGTGTCGCCGTACTCGAACGAGTGCTCTTCGAGCGCTTCGAGGTCGACGTCATGCGGGCAGTCCTTCGCGAGCTCGTACGTCATGGTGGTGCGCTCGTGCGGCATCGCCTCGTAGGCGAGGAGCAGCATCAGTTGCGCGTGAGGGATGAAGCGGAGCTCGGGGCGACCGCGGAACCAGACGAGGTCAGTGTCGGCGAGGACGTCGGTGATCGGCCGGTCGAACTTCCGCTCGTACCCGCCCTCGATGATCGCGACGTGGATCAGGTTGCGGAGGTGCAGCTGGTGCCGCTTGATGAGCTCGGGGCGCTCGAGCTGGGTCTCGGTCATCGGAGAAGCCTTCCTGGGTCGTCGTGCACGTATAGGTCGCCGTGCTCCCACGAGTACGTGGTGCCGTCGTGGTGGGCGGTGTGCCGGCCGCCTGGCCGGGTGTGAGGGTCGTCGCACGGCTCACAGACCGTCTCCGGGCCGACGGCCAGGTCGACCTCGAATGCCTCAGGTGTCTGCGGGACGGTGTCGAAGTAGGCGGCTGCGCCGCATGTGGCGCTCACTTCGCCATCCCCGCGAAGGCGGCTAACCAGAGGATGACGCCGGCCGTGATGAATAGCACCCAGATGATGCTTCCGGCAGCGGCGCGGAACGCGTCGACCAGGGCGGCGCAGGTGTCCCGGAGGAAGCTGGCCGTGGCCTGGCGGAGCCGGCTGCCGCGGGCGCCGCGGCGCGCGTGCTGAGTGGGTACGCCATCTACGCGGCAGGCGACGATGAGCAGGTACGGGTCTACCGACGTGTGGTTGTGCTCCATGTTGTGCGCGGCCGCGTCGAGCGCTGCACGAATCCAGGCGCCCGGCTCCTCGGCGAGGTGCACGGTCGGCGCCTGCCACGCGGGAACGAACCGGTAGTAAGGGTCGTGGTCGTCGCACACCGCGCGGTAGCCGCAAGACACTCTGACCGGACCCACCCAGCTTTCGACCGTCACGTCCTGCTTCCTGACGAGCGCGCTCATGACGCGACCTCCGAGCTGGTGTCGGTTGCGAGCACCATCCACCCCGAGATTCCCGTGTCAGTCCGGATGACGATGTCGTCGCCGTACGCCTTGCGGAGCGCCGAGGTGGTCTCCGCGAGCGGGGCGATGCTCACAGGTAGCTTCAGCAGCGCAACCGTCGTCGGCGGCAACAGGATGCGCAGCGACATGTCGGCGGTCCCGAGTCTGGCCCCGGCCTGCCAGCCACTCGGCTCCGCCGTCTCGGCGTCATGCGCGGCGAGCGCGCGGTCGAAGTCTGCGCGAGCGGCGAGGAGGATCTGCTCGCGCTCGGCGAGGTCGCTCCACCCGAGCACGTTGAGCCGGTAGAAGGCGTACGCGTCGCGCATCTGGGTGATCGTCGGCGTGCTCGACTCAGGCATTGCCCTGCGCTCCCTCGGCTTGGATGGCCGCCATGCAGCTCATGACGCCTTTCTCGAAGTCGCTCGGTCGGCCGGCGACGAGCGACGCGAGCTGTGTCTGGCGTTCGCCCGCGGCGTAGGCGCGACGCATCGCGTCGAGGCGGATCCGCGCATCGCGTGCGGCCAGGATCGGAGCGGGGTCGGCGGTGAGCACGGCTAGGGTCCGCTCTCTCAAGGGATCACCATTCGGAGTCGGCTTCAGCATCAAGCGCGCCTTCTGGATCGCCGCGAGAGCAGCGTCGCGTTCTTCCTCGACTTCGAAGTGGTGCAGCTCGCGTGCTTCCATCTCTCGGAAAGCCGCATCACGCTCGGCGCGCAGGACCAGCAGGGCGGTGTGCTGGTCGTCGATCAGGGTGAGCATCTCGTCGCGGTCAGATCCGTCGAACGTGTCGTGCCGCGCGAGCAGGGCGTCGTAGTTCTCGGCCATCAGATGTCCACCCGCGTGTACGTGAACGACTTCTCGCGCTCGAGGTCGGTGGCGCCCACCGGCAGCTTGTGCACGTAGTAGTCGCCGCGGCCGAGCTCTCCGTCCTTGTCAGCCCACTGGTATGCGAGGCCGCGCAGGTGCTTCACGGATGCCGGGTCGATCGGGTCGGAGAGCAGCGTGCCGTGGTGGAGGCAGTAGTCGGCGACCGCCTGCACGAACTCGGCCGGGTCCTGGTGGCCGAGTCCGATGAAGGTGCCGCCGTCTTCGGACTCGAAGAACGGGTACTTGTGGCCGTCCTCCTCCCACTCCCACGTCAGGTCGCGATGGTCGGTGAGGTACGCGCCGGGCTGCTTCGGATCCTCGGGGGCGTCGACGAGCTCGGTGCACTCCTCGCAGTCCTCTTCCCGGCCTGCGACGTACGTGTCTTCGCGCATGTCGCGGGCGTCTGCACTTCGATGATGGGCGTGACGGTCAGGGTCGGGACCGCATGCGTACGGCTTGATGAGGTCGGGGTTCACGCCGTAGTGCACGGCACGCTCCCACAGGAACGCGCCGATGTTGTCGCCGGCGGTGCGCTCTTCCATCCATGTCCAGGCCTCGTCGCCGACAAGGTCCTGGAGCAGCGCGTCGGCGAGCAGCGCCATGCGCCCCTCGGCGAGGTACTGTGCCGTGCGCGCCAGCGCGTCGTTCGGCTCGGCGTCGAACCAGCCGGTGCCCCACGTCTGGAAGCCGAGCGCGCGAGCGAGCAGGTACGGCACCTCGACCGTGAGCGGGCGCACTTCCCACTCGTCGGCGTGCGGGTACAGCTCGTGCGCGTAGCGGCGCTTCGTGCGCCGGATCTTCGGGGTCATCGGGTTCTCCCTTGTTCGAGTGCGAGAAGTCGGGAGCGGGTCTCGACGTACATGGTTCGGCCGGTGTCGGTGATGAGGTAAGGCATCATCACCTCGTCGAGGGTCACGAGCTCGGCATCGATGAGCGCGGCTTGGGCTTCGAGCCAGTCCTTGGCGATGCGCCAGGCGACGCGTGCGGCCTGCTCTGGTGTGCACTTGGCGCGCGGGACCTTGTTGTCGTTCTTCATCGCCTGCAGGACGCCGGCTGTGCGGACGGGCAGTTCGAAGTCGCGGATGCCGTAGTCGGTGCGCATCGTGAACGCGAGGCCGGCCGGGGTGCCGTTGTCATCGAACAGGGTGGAGATGCGGGTGACGCCGCGGCGTGCGAGGGCGGCCTGGATCTCGCCCATGGTCTTGGCGACGTCGATGGTCGTCGTGTAGTTGAGGATGGGCATCAGATGCCTCCCTTGAACGGCTGATCAGCATCTGGTGGGGCCATGAAGCCGACGTGCTTCCAGTCGTCGCTGTGGTGCAGTTCATCGGCGGTGGCCGGCGCGGGCGTGCCGGCAGGGGCCCAGAAGACGGATGCCGCCATGCGGGCGCTGCGCGCGTGGATCGCCCTGGTGTTGTCTTCGGGGTCGCGGATGAAGTCCTCGCCGCTGTGCGTCGGCGTGAGGCGGTACGGCTCGTCGACCACCTCGAGTGATGCATGCGCGTCGCGACCGACGACCGGCGTGCCTGCGGCGAGAAGGCGAGCGCGGCGCGCTGCCTCGGCGGCGGATGTCTCCCGGCGAAGACGGCGCAGGTCGTGGATGTATGCCGCGACGAGTTGGTGGCGGGCGCGGGCGCCTAACACGACTCGGCGGTAGGCGCGGTTCTCGTTCAGGTGCTTCGTCCACGCGACAGCGGCGTTGTGATCCCATGGGCTGATCCGATGCGGCCCGAGCGGGCACGTCTTCTTCGCCATCAGGCGCTCCTCTCTGCGACCGCGAGGTCGAGCTGGATGCGTTCGGTGATGTCGTCAGGCAGCCGGCGCAGGCCGAGCGCACCCCGGTGAGGGATCGGGTGCGCGAGCGGGCGCGGGTGCGCGAGGACGAGGTTGTAATGGTCGGGCAGCGCCCACGACGAGTCGTAGGCGGGCACGCCTGGACGGGCGGGGACGTAGACGTCGACGAGGTCGACGACGCCGATGATCTGGCCGTAGTCGAGGCTGCCGATCTGGGGCAGGTCGACGGCGGCACGCAGCGTGAGGCGGCCGTCGCGGTCGAAATCGAGGCCGGCGTGGATCGCGAGGGGTCCGCGGTAGCCGCCCACGATGTTGGTGGCCCGGTTCTCGACGTCCTTGCCACCGTGGATGATCGCCCACGCCCAGGGCTGGCGCACGGTGAGCACGCGTAGTTCGGTCATGCGGACACCTCGCTCTCCACCTGCACCGACAGCAGTGCCGCGGCGGTCTCGCGCTTCACGAACCGCGACGGGCTCCCGTCACGGCCGGCAGCAGGTGAGCGGCCGTAGAGCATGTTCTTCAGCACCGACTTCGACACCCCGGCGCGCGCAGCGATCTCGAGCAGCGGCATGCCAGCGGCGTTGAGCGAGCGGATGTGCGCGCGCACCTCGTCGGCATCGACGAGCACCCGCTCTGGCCGCCCCGCCGCGCGGGCGCGCTTGCGGTCGTAGTCGCGCATGACCTCCGCGCACGAGGGCGTCGACGGGCACTGCTCGGAGGTCTTGCACCCGTTACGGAACCCGAACGCTGTGCCGTGCTTCTCCGCGCCCCCGCGCACCTTCCCGGCGCCTGCAGCGCGGCGACGACCGTACTCACGGTGGTACGCACGGTTGCCTTCGACGCACTCGTCGCACCGGCACCCACGCGCGAACGACGCCGGCGTACCGTGCGGCTTCAGCTCACGCGGCTTCCGCGCCGCTGCCCGCTCAGCCCTCCTCTGCTCGCGCTCCTTCGCGCGCTCCTTCGCGCGCTGCTCTGCGCGGGCCTCCTTCTCGGCCGCACGCACACGGAGCTTCTCCGCGCGCTCGGCCTTACGGCGCTCGGCATCCGCGGCCACGCGCTCCGGCTTGGCGCGGGCGCGCTCAGCCGTCGGTGCTTTCGGGTCGCGCCGGGGCGCAGCTGGTGCCGCTTTCCGGGTGCGCTTCGGAACAGCGCGGGCATGCTCGCGCTGCTGCGCGCGCACGGCGGCCGCGGCGCGTGCGGCCTCCTTCGCGGCGGCCTGCTCCTCAGCGATGATCTGCGCTGCCGGGATGCCCGCTGCGAGCTTCTTCGCGAAGCCGTAGTCGGACTTCTCACGCATCCATACCGTCATGCAGGAGACCGGGGCCGGGCAGTGCGACTCCGTCTTGCATCCGCGCGTGTACCCGGCCGGCGTACCGTGCGGGAACGAGTCGTCCAGCATGTCGCGCATGCTCATCGGACTCCTCCCTTCAGGAGGCTCGCCAGCAGCTCACGGTCACCCGCGGCGAGCGCGGTGCGGATCTGCTGGGTTTGGCGGTCGTAGGCGTCGTTCTCGCGCTTCTTGGGTGGGATGGTGAGGCCGCGGCGGCGGCGTTTGCGGCGCGAGGCGAGGAAGGCGGCGAAGTCGAGGTCTGCTTCGGTGAGCTGGTCGTCAGTCACCGGTGTCTCCGTCTTCTCGGCGTCGGGCGATGTGGGCGCGGTCGAGGCGGGTCATCGCTTAGCCTTCGAGGAGGTCGTTGATGCCGTTGCGGCGGTGGATGCCGGGGTCGAGTTCGCCGTCGCGGGTTGCGGTGCCGAGGTGGCTGCCGCGGCCGCCGAACCACGCGATGGAGGTCTGCCTGGTCGCGTCGAATTCGATGCGCGTGGGCTTCGGGAGCCACCTGGTGGGTGCTTCGTCGAGGACCCACTCGAGGAGGTTGATGAGCTCTTCGAGGGTCTGCGGAGCGCGGATGTGGGTGATGGTGATGGTCTGGCCGTTGAGGCGTGCGATCTCGTTGCGCGCCTCGTTGAGCAGTTTTCGGGCAGTCGCGTTCGACGCCTTCTCGGTGTCGAGTCCCGCCTTGACTTGTCGACGCAGCTCGGCGTTCTCCAGCTTGAGCTTGGCCGCGATGCTCAGGGCACGGTCGCGCTCGTCGGCGAGCGCTCGGATCATGGCGGCGTCTGCGGGTAGCGTTCCCGTCATCGTCAGCCTCGGATTCCGACGATGATGTCGATGTCGAGGCGCTCCTCGATTTCGTCGCGGAGGAACCGCTTCAGGGATGACGAGTCAGGCAGCGTGGCCATGTAGGCGATGAGATTCGCTGTGTGCAGTTCCTGTGCGACCGCGATAGTCGCCTTCAGCTCGCCGACGAGGACTTCCTCGGACTCGGTCAGCTCGGCGCGGCCCGCCCTGAACGTGTGGGCTTTCGCCATGGCCAGGTAGCCGCCGCTCACTTGGTCCCACCCGCCTTGACGATGCCCCGCTCGAAGTCGGTGAGCTCGTAGCCCCACTTAACGAGCAGGGTCAGGTAGCCGGCCGCCGATGAGTGCGCGTGGACTTCGGCCGCGACCAGGGCCTCGATCGATGCCAGCGCGTGGGCGAGCAGCGCGATCTGCGGCTTGCGGCTGCCGACGCGCGCCGGCGCCTTCAACCACTCGCGCAGCGCGGCGGGCGCGTAGTCGCCCGGATCGACGTCGAGCAGCTCGGCCGCGACACCTTCCCATGAGTATGCGCCCGGGATGACTTCGAAGGCGACGTCAGCGACGAGCTCGACCCACCCGTCCGGCAGGCCGCCCGTCAGCATGTTCTTGATCCAGGCGCGGCGGTTCACCGCGGCGATCGCGGCGTTCTCCTTCGCCTCCTTCTCGGCCTTCGCTGCGGCGATCTCCTCGGCCGTCTTCGGCTTGCGGTACTTCCACTCGACGACGTGCCCGTACTTCTTCGGGTCCGAGCACACTTCGACCAGCTGCGCCTCGCCGTATGAGCGCGACGTGAAGGACAGGGCGAGGCCCGGGCAGCCGGCGTGCGTTGCCGCGGTGAGCTTCTCACCGGTCGCCTTGTCGATCAGGATGTCGACGGCCTGGTGGGTGGAGTCCTTGCCACCCCAGCGGCCATCCGTGCTGGTGCGCTCGGCGATGAACTGCAGGCCACGCTCGGCGGCCAGCGCGGCCCACTCCTCGTGCTGCTTCTTCTCGGCGCGGCTCTTCTCGACCTGGCTGATGCGCCACGGGTCGGCGCCGCCGCGGAGCGTCTTGTGCTCCTCATCAGTCAGCGGGCCGAGCGCCGCGACGCGCGCCGCGGCCTCCATCTCGCCCCGCTCGAGCAGCGCGACGGCGACATCGGACGAGCCGACGGCCGCGAGGGCGACCTTCACACGGTCGCGTTTCGCGCCGGTGCGGCGTGCGATCTGGTCGGGGGTGAGGCCGAAGTCGAGCGCCAGCTGCTTGTACCCGTTGGCGCGGTCCTTCTCTGTCAGCTGCTCGCGCTGGTCGTTGACGACGAGCTGCTCCACGGTGCGGTCTGCGTCGGCGAGCTTCGGCTGCACCACGGCGGGAATAGTGGCGATGCCGGCCTCGGCAGCGTGGATGGTGCGGCGCTGCCCGTCGACGACACGGTACGTGCCGGCGCCGGTGTCCTCGATGAGGATCGGGACGAGAACGCCGTGCAGCTTGATCGAGTTGACGAGGTCGCGGTCGAGCTTCACGTCGGAGCGGATGTTCCCAGCGATCTCGAGCGTCTTCGGGTCGACGTCGATCAAGCGCGGGCCGCTCGTGGGTGCGGCGATCGCGTCGACGACGGATGCCTCGGACGGTGCGACGTCGGGGGCGGGGACGGACTTGCGGGCGGCCATGACGGACCTTCTTTCAGTTGACGGATGACGTGCTGCTTGATGCGGCCAGCGCCGCGGTGAGGTGCGCGCTCGGGTCGGTGGTGGCGGCGATACTGCGAAGCGCGGCTCCGAACGCGGCGAGCTCGGTGGGAGGCTTCTGCAGGTACTCGGCGTCGTGGAGATCCGCGACGGCGTGCAGCAGCGCGGCGGTGACCTGGGCGCGGTCCTCGGCCCGGGTCTCCTCGAGGTGCGCGAGTTCCTGCTCGAGCTGGACGGCGATTCGGCGGGCCGCGTCGCGCTGCTCGAGGAGCTCTTCGTTCTCGGTCTCGAGGCCGGCCACGGGTGCGGCGCCGGCGCGGAAGGACTCGCGGCGGGCGGTGTCGAACGTGTTCGAGAGAGCCTCGATGGTCTCGGCGCCGGCGAGCATCCGGGACGCGAGCTCGTTCTTGATGCGCGGCGCTTCGTCGAGGTCCGGCGTCTGGGCGAGCTCGGCGCCGCGGCGGAGCTTCAGCGCGACGATGGCGTGCTCCATGCTCATGCGACTGCGACCTCGAGGCGTGCGAGGATCTTCACGCCGATGAGCAGCATGTTCACCTCGTTGGTGTCCATGCCGGCGAGCTCGTCGAGGACGACGCGCAGCACCTCGGCGCGCTCCCGCTCCCGCTCGTCGTCGGACACGGCCGGCCCCGGCAAGCCGAGTGGCGACGAGTCGAGCGGCGCCGGCCATGGGATCAGCGCGCGCAGCTTCTCCTCGAGCATGCCGATGGTGTCATTCGCGCTCGCGCGCGCCTCACGCTCTGCGTCAAGAGCGTGCTTGAGTTCGTCGATCTGCTCCGACATCTCGCGGTGGCGATCGTTGGCGGCGGCCAGCGCGCGATCGCTTGAGGCGAGCTCGGCCTGGTGATCGCGGTCGAAGCAGCGGTGCGCGATCGCCGCGTTGTCCTTGACACCGGCGAGGAACTTCTGCCGGTGCTCGGCATCCCACCCGTTCCACATCGCCGCGAACTCGCCAGCGTCGGACGGCTCGGCGCCGGCAGGCGGCGCCGTCGTCGCTCCGTCGAGGTCCGACGCAGCGCTTCGTAGGCGCCCGGCGGTGTCCGCGGCAATCTCCCTCGCGATGCGATCTGCGACGGAGACAGGACCGACGTCGTTGATGAACACCTCGAACTTCTGAGGCGTGGTGGGGGGCTCGCCGGCCGCGGACGCGTCATCCGCATTTGGCGCTGCGGGCGCATCTGCCGAGTCATCTCCCGCGACGGCATCAGGCTCGTCTGCGGGCTCGGGCTGGGACGCGGCCGGCGAGGTCTGTTCGTCGTCGAGGCCGCCGGTGAACATGCCCTCGACGTCGAGGACTCGCTCGATGGCCGCGACCTGCGCGACGGGGAGGGCCATGTCGCCGACGGACCAGCGGATCAGGTCCGCCTGGTCGACTACGGCTGCGGTGGCGAGGCCGCGCATGTTCTTGTGCGCGGACGCGAGCGCCTCTTTGAATGCTGGGGAGTCGACCTCGCGGTCTAGACGGATCGTGGTGACGGTGCTCACGGGAGGCCTCCGAGGTTGGTGATGGTGACGACGAACTCCGGCTCGGTGTCGGGTCGGTAGACGATCTGGGGTGCGGGCTGCTCCATGAAGCGGGGGCTGTCGTCGCGCACGAGGTGCACGCCGAGTCCCTTGTTGGAGCCGATGGCGTCGCAGATCGCCTTGGCGAGCGGCGCGAGGTTGTTGGGGTCGCGGTTGCGCTTGTCGGCGACGTACCAGACGACGTCGACGCGGACCTTGTTCAGCCGGCGCGGCATGCGGGACCGGTTGATCAGCGACGTCAGGCTGACGGTGACGGCGTGCCGGACCGCCTGCACGGACTGGTTGCGGACGTAATGGCCGCCGCGGTCGTTGGAGGACAGGCCCGGCTGACGGCAGAGGTTCTGCGGCAGGTGGAACTGCCAGGGGCCGGCGATGTGCTGCGGGGCGGCCGAGGACTGCGTCTGCTCGGGCATCGCCTCGGGAGCTGGGATGATCTGCTCGAGCATCACAGGTCCCTCGCCTCGTAGCGGCGGGAACGCTTCCCGCGGTTCACGGCGCGGCGCAGCTGCAGGTAGTTCACGAGCATCGGGTTGTGCCGGCGGCATTCCTCGGTGTCGATCGCCGCGTTCAGGAGCGTCTCGTAGCGGGCGGGGCTGATGCCGAGGCCGGTGCGGATCTTGTTCTCGCGAGCCGGGTCGGTGCGCGGGTGCTCGGCCTCGAAGTCGAGGAGCAGCGTCGGATGCTCGGCGAGGTAGCGGGCGCGCTCGGACTCCTCGAACTCGATCACGTCCTGCCAGTCGGGGCGCCCGTCAACGGTCGGCACGGCGCACCTCCTGCTCCGCGCCGACGAGCACCGATTCCCGGACCCGGTCCCATTCGGCGCCGGCCGTACGGACCTGCTCGGTGAGTAGCAGCACGAGGGCGAAGAAGAAGATGACCGCGGCTTCGACGGCGATCGCACCCCACCAGGCGAGGGCGGCGAACAGCAGCGCGAGGCCGAGCACGGCAGTGAACGCGACAAGGTGTGCGAGGAACGTCTTCACAGCAGCTCGCCGCCCTCGCGTGCCTCGATCGTGATCAGCGGCATGGTCTCGCTCTGGCGGTTCGCGTGCCGACTGGCGGCTACAGCGCGGGCCGCGTTACGCCGCGCACGCGCCGCGTCGGCGCGGTCCTGGCGGCGCTGCTCGAGATACTGCCGGATCATGATCGGCAGGAGGATCGCGAGCATGGTCGACGCGACGATGACGTAGAGGACGAAGCCGTTCACAGGTGTGCTGCCATTCCAGGAAGAAGCGGGTGGTGGTGGTCGAGGTCCAGGCGGGCGATGCCGCCGAGACGCTCGTGGAGGGCGCGGATGCCGCGCTCGGTGACAAGCACCGTGGGATACGGCTCGTCGTGATTCGGGATGCGGTCCTTGCGCACTGCGAGGAGTCCCTGCTCTGCGGCGAGCGCGGACGGCTTGTAGTAGGTGCCGTCGAAGTCGAGCCAGGTGGAGACGTGGAGCCAGTCGCGGAGGCGGGTGAAGCTGGTCTCGATTCCGGGGTCGGCGTCGAGGATCTTCGCGGCCTCGGCCATCTCCCATGCGCGTTTGCCGGGGTCGCGGCGGCGGACGCCGGAGAGGAACTCCATGTGCGCGATGAGGAGGTCTGCGGTGGCCTGGTCGGGTGCCCAGTCGAGGATCGCTGGGGAGATGACGTCGAGCTCGAACGCGGCGGCCTCGGTGCAGTGGGCGCTCATGCCGGCGTCGTGCGATGGCTGGGCTTTGTATTCGGCGAGCGCGGCGTTGTCGAGGACGCCGAGGGCGGCGAAGATGTCGCGGGCGATCCAGAGGATGGGGCCGCCGTCTCGGCGGATGGCGCAGAGGTTCGCGTGGAGCGGTGCGATGCGCGTCATGAGCGGTTCGATCTGCTCGGCGGTCATGGTGCTCACCGGTCCCCTCGCTCGCGGGCTGGGGCGGTCGCGTGCTTGGGCTCTACGCTTCGTTCGGGGCGGTATGCGTGCCGTCCGTGTGCTCGTTGGGAGGTTGCGTGATGGCCGCTCCGGTGACCGTCGATGTCGGAGATGTCGCGACGTGGGTTGGGAGCGGTGTCGCGCTCCTGGCTGGCGTCAGCGGCCTGATCTTCGGAGTTCTGGCGAACAAGCGCGCGGAGCGTGCCAATGAGATAGCCGAGCGAGCGAACCGCATTGCTGCGGAGGCGGTCGGGAAGGCGGCTGAAGCTAACGAGATCGCCGAGGACGCGAACCAGCTCGGCAGTGAGGCGAATGCGATCGCGAGGCGGGCACTCGCTCAGCAGACCGATTACAGCGTCGTCGATTGGACGGTCAAGTGGGAGCCCAAAAGCGGCGCCCTCCGCGTCGTCAACGACGGCGACGATCCGGCTTGTGAGGTGGTCGTCCTGATCCGCGGAGATGAGGTGCGCGAGACGCGGCACTATGACCGCATCGAGGCCGACGACACGATCCTTATCGACCTTCCGCAGGTGCGCGAGCAGATCAACCAGGCGACCGCGAACAGCTTGTCCCGCTTCGAGCGGATGCGTGACTCCGGCGGTCCTGTGGCCTTCCCGAGCAAGGGCAAGGCCGTCCTCAAAGTGACGGTCGCCTGGAAGAGCGAACTCGGCGTCCCACAAACGCGCGAGTTCGACATCACCGCGAAGTAGCTGGTCCTCCGGCGCTCCCATCAGGCGCTCCTCTTGCTGGCGAGGTCGACGACGTTCGAGGTGCGGTGTTTGCACGGCTCCCCCGCGAGGTATGCGTCGAGGCAGTCGATGTCGATCAGCCAGTGGCCGCGCTTCTTCGGGTGGATGGCGTGCAGGTCGCCGGCTCGGGCGGCGCGGCGCAGGCTCTCGGGATGCCGGGGGCGCATCTTCGACGCCTCGTCGGGCGTGAGGTACTGGGCCATCAGTCGACCTCCGCCACGCCATCGGCGGTATCGGCCGCGGCCGGGGACGATCCCCCGCCGGCCGCGGCCTCACCGACACCGGTAGAAGGTTCGGTGTCGGTGCTCCCCGTTACTGTGCGATCGACGGAGGACTCAGGCGATTCCAGCGCCTGGCCGTCTCCAGTAGAAGGAAGATCTTCATGCCCGAATTGGTCGACACGATGGCGGCGATTAAGCAGCGTCTTCAGTCGCAGCAGAAGGCCCTGCAGGTTGCGTCTCGCGGCGACGAGAGCGCCTTCCTCATGCTTCGAGCCGAGATGGACGCCCTGTGGGCATGTGTGGAGGTGCTCGCTCAGGCCGCTGACGGGCGGGATCCGGTGATCGTTCCGGAGTACTTCAGCCGCAAGGCCGAGGAGCTCATTCGGGAACGCCGAGAGCGACTCGACGCTGCGCCCGAGCACAAACCCATCAGCCTTGGGTGGATCCTCGATCTGTTCCGCTGACTCGCCCATCACGCGCCCGCCTCGGATGAGGACTGAGCGAGCCCGGCGAGCGCCTTCTCTGCTTCGGCGAGCATGTCGCGGGTGAAACGGATGTACATGGCGATGGTCTCGGCCTCCGCGCCTTCGCTGAAGCCGTTCTCGACCACGAAGACGCCGTTGCCCGCGAAGTTGCTCGCGCGCTGCAGCCGGTCGAGCGCGGTCTCGAGGGTCGGGCCCTGCGGGATCTCGTCGCCCTCCTTCAACTCAGCCATCAGGCCACCGCCTTTCGTGTCGATACGCTCTGGCTCATGGATCTCTGGGATGGGGTCGGCACCGCGCTTATCTCCGCGGTAGTCGCGCTGCTCACGTCTGTGGTGTTGCGGTGGTGGGACCGGCGGTCAGTGCGCTGGGTTGTGACCGGTGAAGCGCACGCGGAGTACAACCTCGGGAAGCGGACCGATCGAGCGCGCGTCGAACTGGACGTGCACAACGCCGGCGACGGGGATGCGTTCGACGTGCGCACGCGCCGGTGCAACGGTGGAACGTTCACTCCCTGGGTGACCCTCGAGGCCGGGAAGGTCGCAAGCGGCGAGTCCTTCCACGTGACATTCAGCGTCTCGGAGGAGAACATGGACAGTGCCTGGGTGGAAGTCATCGCTCGGTCCATCCCCGTCCGTCGAAGGCCCAAGACTTCTCGCCGATACGTTCTCCGCGAGGTGACAGGTAGTACGTCCGACAGGTCGCGCGAGGACGGCTCATGGGGGCACGACCTGCCCGCATCCGAAGGCGGCCGACGAGACTGACGGCCGCGACAGCGAGCAGCGCCGCGGCGAGCGCAGTGCGCGCCCCCATCACGCCACCGCCTTCTCGGATGCCGCATTGCTGACCAGTTCGCCGAGATCGACTTCAAGCGCTGCTGCAGCACCTACCGCTACCTCGAGCGACAGGCGGCGGCCGTGCTTGACTTCGGCCACCACGCGCTTGTAGGGCTGATCGATCTGACGTGCGAGCCATGCAAGCGATCGATCAGCTTCGTTCAGTCGCTGCAAGATGTCGGCTGCAACAGCCTGGCCATTTCCCATATTTGGGAATGTACTTCCCTATTGTGGGAATGAGAAGTGGGATCGAGTCATTTTAGGATTCCCACAATTGGGAATGCGGATTCCTACAAGATTCCCACATTTGGGCATGATCTATTCCCACTAGTGGGATAAGTTCATGGGCATGGGTAACGAACTAGCTGATGCGATCCGCGCGGCTCTCGCTGATGAAGTGATCAAGCGATGTGGCAGCCTCGTCGCGGGCGCCGAGCGCAGCGGGATCCCATACAAGACCTTCTATCGCGCTCTTACTGAAGACGGGCGCGATCGCACGAAGTCTGTCTCGCTGGACTTCGTCCTTGAAGTCTGCAGCGGTCTCGGGATCAGCTTTGACGAGGTGCTCGTGCAAGCGCGTAAGCGATCCCAGCGATGAAGTCGGAGACGCTCCTGCCGGTGCGGGCGCACTCGTCGAGCACGTCGTCGAGAGAGATCTGGCCTCCGTCTTCAAGGGCGCGCTTCCCACTGCTCCCCTCTGACTCTGGAGAGGTGGCTGAGGGGATGGATGTGACCTGCATTGGTACTGCCTTCGACTGTGCGTGTTCGATCAACTGGATGCGGCAGCGAGGTCAGTTTCGAGCTAGTCGGGGTGGAGCTGATCACGTGAAGGTTGTCTGGAGTGGAGGTCTGGGAGCTGCCGCTCTGCGCAGTCCCTCAAGGACCGCCGGTGAAGGCAAAGTTACGCAGTGCAACAGGCGATGCGCATCCCCCCTAAACGGGCGGCACATCGAGAAGCGGGGGCGACCTGATGGCTTGGGCTGAGAAAACCGCGAGCGGCAAGTACCGCGGCGGCTACCGCCTCAAGAGCGGCGAACGCCGCTTCACCGAGGAGCGGTACACCCGCAAAGCGGACGCGCAGCGCGAGGCCGCAGCGCTCGAGGCAGACGCGCGCCGGCCAGGGTGGCGGGACCCGCGCAAGGGCGACATGACCTGGGGTGAGTGGCTCGAGAAGTGGGAGAGCCTGCGGGTTATCGAGGGCTCGACGACGCGGAACGAGAAATCGATGATCCAGACGTGGCTGCTGCCGAAGTGGCGCGACGTCCCGCTCAACGAGATCACGCACCAGGACGTGCAGCGGTGGGCGAACGAGATGGGCGCGACGAACCTTGCCCGGCACAAGGACTCCGGCCTGCCCGACGAGGACGCGCCCCGGTACCTCGCGAGCTCCACCGTGCGGCGCTACCTCAACCCGTTCGTGTCCTCGATGAGCGCCGCCACGGAGGCCGGGCTAATCCCCGCGAACCCGGCGACGAGCATCAAGCTCCCGCCGATGCCGCTGCCCCGCGAGGTCTACTTCACCCGAGAGCAGTACACCGCGCTGCGTGCCGCCGTGCCGCTGCGCTCCGATCGTGCGCTCCTCGACTTCCTCGTGGGCACCGGCGCCCGCTGGGGCGAAGCCGCCGGCGCGCACACGGACCGGCTCGACCTGCGCCGCGGCGACATGACCATCGCCGAAGTGTGGGACGGCGAGCAGATCAAGCCCTACCCGAAAGGTCGATCGCTGCGGCACGTGCCCCTCATGCAGTGGGTCGTCGAAGACCTCGACGTGCCCTCCGGCGAGCGCTGCGGCCTCCGCCACAAGTCCGGTATGTGCCGCGGCGCGCTGCTGTTCCCATCCAAGCGCGGCCGCGTACGCGACTTGCGAAGCTTCACGCGGTGGGTTTGGGAGCCCGCGATCAAGAAGGCGGGCCTCGTCGAGCTCGGCGCGACGATCCACGACCTGCGGCACACCTACGCGTCATGGCTCATCCAGTCCGGTGTTCCGCTCGAGCGCGTCTCCGAGCTGCTCGGCCACAAGGACCTCAAGACCACGCAGCGCTACGCGCACCTCGCGCCCGTGAAGAGCAGCGACGTCGAGCACGCGCTTATCGACCCGGCACGCGCGGTCCCCGCGCCAGCCGAGACATCCAACGTCATCGCGTTTCCCACCCGGCGGCGCTGATTTTTGTCTAGATCGGGCTTGACTTGAGTGTCAAGTCCACACTAGACTAAAATCATGAAGCGCAGGGACGTACTCAAGAAGCTCAAGACCGCGGCCAAGCGCGCGGGCCTCGACTTCGAGGAGTACGAGCTGACCAACCACACCGGCATCCGCGTCGGAGGAACCGCCTCCACGCTCGCCCGGCACAGCGAGGTCGACGACGTGACCGCCCGGCGCTTCTTCGATCAATTCGCAGACGAACTCGGAAAGGGGTGGTGGCGATGACCCGCTACACCGTCACAGCGGAACGGTCCGGCCGCTGGTGGGCGCTGCAGTGCACCGAGGTGCCCGGCGCGCTCTCTCAGGTCGCCCGGCTCGACCAAGCCGACCAGATGAAGGAGGCGATCGCCTTCGTCGCCGGTGTCGATGAGGCATCCGTCGACATCGACCTCGTCGTCACCCTGCCGACCGACGCGCGCGAGCACCTCGCCCGCGCCCGCGCCTTGCGCGACGAAGCCGCTGAAGCCAACACGCGCTCCGCCGAGGAGTCTCGAGCTGCCGCCAAAGCGCTCAAGGACGCCGGCCTCACCACTCGCGACATCGGCTCCGTCATGGGCGTCAGCCACCAACGCGCCCATCAGCTCATCTCGAACTCGAGCAACTAGGAGAAGACCATGACCATCTACGTGGCCGCCGCCCGCCTCAACGAGGCCTCCACGGCGAAGAACGCTGCCGACGCCGAGGCGGCATTGACCGCGTACGCAGGCATGGCGCACCGGCACCTCGGCGCGAGCCTCTGGGTCACCGTGACCGTCTCGGCAGACTCCCTGAGCGACGCCGCTTCGACGGCACTGCGGGCAATCGAAGAGCTCACCGGAATGACCGCCCTCAGCATCGAGGCGTCGACCGAGGCCGAGGATCTCCACACGGCCTGA